ACACCGTGACCACCACCGTTCCGCCGTCACCCGCGCTGACAATCGGCACGGGCGCAGTCGGGAGCGGCGTGCCGTCCTGCGTGCTTTTGCCGCAGACACGCAGTCCGACAAAAGGCGCGGCGAAAGAATCCGTCGCAGTAATCGACGCGCCGGACACACTGCCAGATAACACATTCGCGCGCGCGGAAAGCGTGTTGGCGGTATTCGTGACCGCGCGGATAGCGTCGCCAGCAGCTTTCGCGTCCGCCGCGCGGTTCTCCAGCGCCAGCGTCTTGTCCGTCACCAGCGGCGTAGGAATCCCACCGTTTGCGCCTGTGCCGTAAAGCGCCTGAATCACACCAATCGTGCTTGCATCAACCATTAGTTGCCACCTCCCAATTTCACCCACGCGCCCTGCGCGTCCTTCTGCCACATCGAGCCGAACCCGGCGGTGTACGCCAGACTGCCGATGCTTCCAGACTTCCCCGGTTCTGTGCCATTGGAGATGTCGGCGCCGTTATCCAACATCCACTCAACATAGTCCGTGTGGATAGTCTCGCCGTTATTCCTGCGGATTAGATTCCACGCCATTTTGTGCCGCCTCCTTAATTGTGATGATGATACTATCCGATTCCAGTCCGACGTTGCTGCTCGCGTCAACCGCCTGGAATGCAACAATCCGCGTTCCGCTCCCGGTAAATTGAAACTGCTTTGTGAATGTTATCGTTTCCTGCTGAACGTCATAGATTCGCTCGTTTACTGCGCCGTCCACAAGGAAGCGGATTGATGCCGCGTTCTTCTGCGTCACCGTGAACGTCACGCTTTCTCCGACGGCGATTGTCGTTTTGTCCGCTTCAACGCTAACGATTCGCGGACGCTGTGCCTCAAGCGCTGATACATCGTCCTTCCACGCTGCGTATAGCTTGTTATAATTTTGCGCGGCGGTGTTGGAGCGATATGCACCCATTTGCAGCAGTTCCAGAAGTAACAATTTTTCCTCATCCGTGATGTACTTCCCCAGGAACTGCTGCGCTGCGGATGTTGCGCTTTCTGCCGCTGCATTCGCGTTTGCCGCTGCGTTTTTGCAGTCTTCAACCTTTGCAAGCACCGTTGTAATGTCGGGGATGACGTTATCCGGGTCGTACACCGTCCCGGTTGCTCCCGCCGCGACGCGTCCCTCAAGCCACAAGATAGCCGTCGTGTCCTCGCCGACCGTCGCCGTGACCATCAGGCGGAAGCGCCCAACAACAGCATAGCAAGCAGCGGAAAGCGTCACGGATGCCACGCCGTCGCTAACCGCGCCTTGCAAAAGAATCGTCGGGTTTTCGTCCGTGCTTGCGACGCTGTCCAGCCTGATAAAGCTGCCGACAATCGTTGCGCCCGAATCCATGCTGTACGGCACGCCGTCCTTCTCAAACGCGATTTTCAGCTTGTGGGCGTTTGCTTCGCCTTGCACGAGAGCCGCTTTAAGCGGTGTCATCCGCAACCCAGCAGACAAGTTGCAAGTATAATTTAACTCATTCATGCGTCCTCCTTATTCCGTTCCGGCGGAAATAAGTCCACTCTTGCCGCCCAGCGCCTCGATGATGCCGCTGACGCTCTTGCCCTCCGTTGACATGGTGACTTGTACCTTTTGCGGCTCAAGCAGCACGTTGTCCGCGTTAAGTGTCAGGATGCGCTCATCATAGCAGCGCCCGAATTTAGGCATTGCAACCCGGCAGATGCTCCCCAGCCGGAAATGGTCGTAGGGTAATCCCGTGATGGCGGAAAGCTCCACGAGGGAAACGTCGATGGAAATTGGCGGGGTTTTCTTCTTCGCCAGTTCCTTCTTCGCGTTTTCCAGCAGCGTCTCTTTGTCCGTGATGCTGTTATCGGAGTACTTTCCGCACACGATGCCCCACTCGTCGATGGTGTCCGCGTCGATGTAGTCCTTGCCGTCGTTTACCGTGCCAACGGTGATGCCGTTTTTGCCGTATGCGTACATACGGGTTACAAGGTCGTCGCGGTCGGTGCTGACCGTTGCGCTGGTTAGCGCGCCGTTAAAACGCGCCTCGCAGGAGACGGTATTTGGCATGTTAACGAGGTTGAGCGTCCATGGATGTGTGGAAAAGTCGTACTGCCACATCATTTCAGCGGGAGACAAGTCCTTGACGTTGTTGATTGCTGTCCAAATGTTCGTTCCTGCGTCGAAATCGTATGTGAGGTGTTGCGATAACTCGCACGTTCCCATCTGCCAGCGCGTCTCCGGCTGGTAGGTGAGAAGCTGTGCCAGAACATCAACCGCGTCAACGGATACACTGCCGATTTTTAGCTGCTCCGGTAGAAGCCCGTCCATCAGCGTGGAAATAGCGTGGTCAAGGTTGACTTCCTGTGTCGCGTAATTTCTGTATGTCTGCGTGTCCGAGCGCAAGCGGAAGATGCCGACGCTGCCGCCGATGTGGTATAGCTCCACAAACTGCGTTGCGTCCATCCATGTGCCATCTACAAGCGTCATGCTCGCGGTGGAAATGTCGTCGATTGTCAGCGACAAAGACAACGAAGAAGGGCGCAGGCGCTTGATTTCCCGCAGATTTTTGTCCAGCAGACGCGGCAAACGAATGTTGTTTGTGTATGCCTTGCTTGCGTCCGGGTCGGGGATGATGCCGGAAACATAGTCGATTGTGAGGTAGATGTCGCGGACAGTTGGAGAAATGTAGTACTCATTAAGGTCGGTGTGCACTGTGCCCCACGCCTGAAATGAGAGCGTGGCGACAAATTCCGTTGTGCTTGCGCCATCCGGGAGCGTCACCGTTGCGAATCCAGCCTCGTCAACGTGTAAATCGTTTACGTCCTGCTTTTGCTGGTTGCCAAAAACATCCCTACGAAAGTCGGCGTGCACTCGTGCGGAGGTGATTACTGCGTCGGCTGGAAGAACAACCGGAAAAGTGACCTTTGCACGTCCAATGGTAGGCTGCCCATCAAGCTGCCAACCTTTGACAGGGTCTTGAATGCACTTCCATTTCGACTTCAGTGTGACTTCCTGCGGTGTGCCATATGCTTTGTAGTTAATATTTCCGCCCCCTCGCCGTGACCGTCAGCGACAAAAGCCCGTCGCCGCTGAACGACACCTTGTTGATTCCGGGCTTTAGCGTGATTTCGTCGGCAGATTGTCCGTTTCGGTTGCCCATCGCGGATTGCCCTGCCGCCGTGATTTGCTGGATGCCGTTATCGTCGTGTACTATGCGGATTTCCTCGCCCGTTTTCACGCTGATATTCGTCAGCACGATTTTTTCGCTTCCGCAACTGATTGCAACGTTTGTCAGCGGGTCGATTGCCACAAAAACCGCTTCAAGCGGACACGCCACGTCCCCGCGATTGTAAACCGTCAGGATGCCGCTCTTGCTTGCTTCAACTGTTTCCATTTTGGAAACAGTTGCTTCCTCCCACCACGGACGCTGGTATGCCGTCAGCTTGATTCCCAGCGTATCCGTCCATTTGAGCGCGGAAACACTCGCCGCCTCGATGCTGTCGATGTATAATCGCTGTTCCGGGCGGTATGACGTGTGCAGGTACTGTCCACCGCTGCCCCAGCGCATGATTTTACCGAGGACAAGCTGCCTGTGGATGGTGTTTGCGTCGTGAATCTCAACGGCGATTGTTACCGTGATGGACTGCCGAAGCTGCCCGGTGAGGTACATCCCCCCGCCGGGGCGTGCTTCGGTCGTCACGGCTTCCTTCGGCGCGTCCTCCGAAATGTCGATGATGATAATGGACGGGTCGATGTCTTCCAGCGCTTCTTCCCCCATCCACGCGCGGTATCGCGTTACCATTTATCGCGCCACCTCCATCAGATTCCCACGGATGCCCCTGCCTATTATTTTGTTGACGATAGGCGCAACCGCCGTTGCGACGGTTTTGCCGTCCACGCTGAATGTATTATTGATGGTTGTTGGCGGAAGCCCAGAAACCGCGTTCGCAATTTCGCCCGGGTTTGTTACTTGCACAAAAAGAACGCCGTCGCTATTGCTAAAAATGTTGGGTGCGCTGTTGTTTCTTAGGCTTTCCTTGTAGTTCTCCATCATTTCTCCAAGCGCATTGAAAATAGACTGCGTTACAAAATCTTCCTGTATCGTTCTACTTTCGATTTCTTTTGCTGCGTCAATGGCGCTTTCGATGGCGGAGAAAAAATTGCCGCCCGTTGTTTTTTCTTGCTGTTCGCTCGAAGGTGCGCCGATGTATGTATTCGGCACAAATTTAGGGTGCGCTGCGTTGGCAATAATCGTGTCCATCATATATAGTGGCGGCATATCTTTTGTTGCTCGATTGTTCCACTGCTCCGCTTCTTCGGCTTCCCGCTGACGCTGGTTTTCCTCCATGCGCTGTTCCAAAATGTCAACGATGTCGTTCATTTCCTGCGTCTTCATTTCGACGAGCCGATTCCACCGCTGCGCGCGGGCTTTGATGTCGTCTGGCATTAGCCCATCTTCAATCATGTCCGCATAGCCGCTTCGAGACCTCGCCTCTATCGCATGAAGCGCTTTTGCTTGCTCTTTGCTAAAAGCGTTTTTGTCATTTGCAACGTCGTCGAACATGTCTGCATATCCTTCACGCGCACCGCCAAAGTCATGAATCCACGGTTTCTTCTCGAAGTCGTTTTTGATTTTGACGAATCCATACTTTTCAAGCAATTCGTTGATGCCCGGAAGTTCTTCTTCAAGCGCTTTCTTCAGGTCGTCGATGCCCCCCAAAAATGCGTTCTTGTTTTTCGCCATTGCCGAAGTAATCTCTGACGATTGATTGTACAGCTCGAGGTACTGTTCAGCAATTTTGACCAGACTTTGGTATTTTTCGTCGGAAGCCATTTCAAAGTCTGTTGCGATTTGTGCGCTTCGATTTTCTTCCGCGATAGTTGCCTGATAACCGGCGTTGATTTTTTTTACCTTTTCCGGGTCGTCCGCAACAGAAAGGTATCTTGCAAGCAATGCGTCGTTTTCCGTCGAGTACTTTGCGATTTGAGCGAGGATTCCGGGGTCATATCCCGCTTCTTTTGCCTGCTCCAGCGCATCGTTGTAGGCTTTTAGCGATTCAGCATTGTTCTCAAACCAGCCCATGACGTTCTTTTCGCTGTACTTCCCGCTGACGAGCTTGTCAAACTCTGCTTCAGTGTGCGTCACCATAAAACCAAGTCCAGAAGCAAGTCCTCTATACGACTTCTCCATTTTTGCGAGCGTGTCTGCTTGATACGTCTCAAGGTCTCCAAGCGCGGTTTTTAGGTCTGCAAACGCTTGCTTTTGCGCATCTACCGACTTATTGAAGTCGTATTGCCATTTTGCTTCTTTGTTGGCTTTGTTAAATTCTTCTTGTTCAGCAGTCAGTTTTTCAAATGCCGCGGTTTCCTCGTTAATCGAGACGCTTGTTTCTGCTATTTGAGAATCAAGCTCTTTTAGCTTTTCAATCAACGATGCTGTCGGGTCGTTGTAATTGTTTTCAGCTGCAAGAAGCGCTTGCCACGCTGCTTCTTGTGTGTCGTTGAGCTTTTCGTAAGCAGAGTGCCTGTTGCCCATTCTGCCGCGTTCGATGTCGTTTCGTTGCGATATATGCCCAAATGAATATTTTACAAATTCGTCGTATGTGTCTGCTAAGTCGTAATAAGGAACAGTGCTCTTGAAGTAGGCGTATGCACTATCGAGCGCTGCTTTGTTCGCCGCTTTCACCGTCTCCGTGCCAGCTGCGTCAATCTGCTCTTGAATGTAGCGTTTTTGCGCCTCAAGCTCTGCAAGATATTGCTTATCTTGATTTAATTGTTCCTTTGCGTTTGAAACCGCTTCTTCATGCGCTGCGTACAGGGAAACTCCGTTCAGCGTATCAACATACTTGCTTATAGATTTCGTATTCCCTACAATTGCATCAGAAGTCAAATCAACATATCGTGCAAGTCCGGGCATGACGTTTTTCAAGTCCTCAAGCGCGTCTTTCCATTCGTTTGTGGACTTGATGGCATCGCCGCTTTCTTCCTCCATGTTGCGCATTGCGTTCATGATGGTCATCGACTGCGCGTAAGTCGCCTGTGCTTCATAGATAGATTCGTTGCGCTCTATGAGGTTTTTTGCTGCATCGGTATACTGGTAAGATTGCACGGACAGCACATTGTTGAGCAGCGAAATCGCGGGCGTTACAACGCCAAGCAGCCCCTTGCCAAACTCTGTCTTAATGCGGTCGAGATTCGTTTGCAGCTTGCGCATCTCGTTCGAGAAGCTATCTCCGGTTCGCGCAAAGTCGCCCTGAGCGTCCTTCGTGGCTTCCAGCAGATACTGATAGCGCAACGTCGCCTGTTCCGCCTGCGACATCTTATCAAACGCCTTATTCATGCCCTTTTCGAGGGCAAAGGCGTTCAGGTTTGCGACAGACATATTGATGCCAAGCGCCTTCAAGGGCTCGTTTTCCCCGGAAATTCCGGAGCGGATTTTCTCGAATGCCGTGTCGTGGTCGAGGTTGTAGAACGACGCCATATCCGCCGCCAGCCCCGCCATATCCATTGACATTTGCAGCACTTGGTCATCCGCGATGCCCATCGACTTGAGCATAGCGCCCAGCGTGGACGAATACTGTTTCGCCTTGGTTTCCGTGATGCCGTAGGCGTTCAGCGCCTCCTGCGCCCACTTGTTGATGGTGGACGCGGAATCTTCAAACGTCACATCAACAACGTTCTGCGTCTCCACAAGGTCGGACGCAAGCCCGATTGATTCATCAATCGACCCCGTGATGCCGTCGATAATGCTATTGATGCCGTTTACTGCCATGTTGGCAATGAACTGTCCGCTTGCAATATCGCCAATAACATCAAGGCGGCTCAAAAATCCGCTCAGCACACCGCCGCCCGAATCGCCAGAACCGCCGCCGTCTGCGGCTTCCTGCAAGGACTGGATTTGTTGCTGCAAACGCTTGATTTCTTCCGTCGCTTGCGTAGATTGCTGCTGCGCTTGCTGCAATTCCGCGCGAAAACGTCCAGCGTCAAACGTCGGGTGCACAGCAAAGCTGTTTAGCTCTTGTTGAAACTGCTGCATTTCCTGCCGGATTTTATTTAGCTCTTGCGTGTATCCGCTTGTATCAATCTTAAAACTTGCGTACAACTCAAATGCTTCCGCCATCTTCTGCACCTCCCCTCGCCATTAGTCCGTTTATAATATCGTCGCAGATTTCCTCTGCTGTTTTTTGCTTTGTTTCGTGCTTCTCTGCGCCGAAAACGTCGCTGTATGACGGGATTCCCAGATTCGCGCCGCCGAACGACGAAATAGCAAGCACCGTCATCCACGCCATATTAGCCATGTAGCAACGTTTTGCTTCCTCCTGCGTTTCGTGCGCCAGAAGCACCCCCAGCGCGTGAACGTTTTGCGGGCGGTATTTGTATAACACAGGGATTACATGATGCACCCCAGACGAAGCGCAAAGGTAAAAAAAGCAAACAGCGAATCGAGTGTGTCCTTGTCCATCATGGCGGCGGTTTCGGTGAAGTCCATTTCTGCGACTTCCTCCGCCGTCTTGCCGTGCATCGCGCCGAGAATGCCCATCGTTTCCTTGGGATGCTTGGCGTACAAAATCGGCAGCATCTTCATCAGGATGTCGCGTCCGACAACGTCGCCCTTGCTCTTTTCTTCCACGAAGGCTTTCATTTCCTTGCTGTTGACCAGCTTGTCGATGTACGGAATGGCGTTCGCCATCTGCTCAAATGCGGTTGCGGTATTCATGCGTTTTCCTCCTCAAAATTCACGAAAGTGCGGCAGGGCGCGAACCCTGCCGCGTGTTATTAAGCGGCGGGGTCGAAGAAAATAACCTCGCAAGGGGCATATCCGTCGGTTTCCAGCCCGTCCTGATGCGCGGTAAACTCCACCGGAATAGTGCCCTCGCCCTTGTCCGTCCAAGTCAGCGTTGCGCCCGCCGTGTTCAGCGCGTTTTTGATGGCAATCAGCACATAGCCCTTCGAGGTGTCGCCAACCCAGACGAGACTCTCAATATAGTCCGCGTCCTTGATGTCGGTGCGAATCTTGATTGTGTGCTTCTTCTCCGTGTCCGTTACATCGGCAGTGCCAAAAGAACGCTTAAGGTTGGTTGCGTTGATTTCCAGCAGGGTAGTCGTCAGCTTGATAGTCCAGCCATCGTTGACGCTGCTGCCTTTCCATTCCTCGCGCTTGCCGTCCGCCTCGATGCTTCGCGTGTTGGGCGTGCAGACGAACGTGCCGCCGCCGCGCGTTGCGCCAATAAGCGCAGAGCCGCTTGTCTTTTCGCGCTCCGTTTTCAGCAGCGCGCCCAGCGTCGCCGCGTCCGTGGCGGTGGAATAGTCAAAATTGGCGAGAAACATCCCGGCATTGAGCTGCAGATTTTCAAAGGTGCTTGCCCGAAGACCAGTCGTCATTTTTTTACCTCCTGTTAGGTGTAGTAAGTCACGATTTCATAGTAAATCCGCCCGTAACAGACGCTTTTGAGCGTCGTGTCCACTTCGAGGCGGAAAAAGTTGCTATTGTTGCGGTATAGCGTGATAAAGCCATCGTCGCAATAAATCGCTGTTCCCTCCGGCGGAATAGCGCGGCGAACCTCGTCAAGGATTGCTGCGCGCTGCAAGTTGACGTTGCTGCCGTTTTCCGCCTGACAGCACAGCGTGCAAATCATTGTAGATTTTCCGAATGTGTCTCCCTCTTGCACCTGAAACGCAAAATAGGGAAAAGACGCTTCCTCCGGCACTGCGTCCTCGATATATGCAGGGATGGGCTTGCCCTCGTAGGTGAAGCTGCTCCAAAACTTGTATAGTTTCCGCTGCAAGTCAATCACGCAGTCACCACCTCCGCGTCCGCCTCGCGGAAGTGCATATCGCTCTGCTCCGGCGTTGTCATGTCCCGCGAGTCCGACGTGATGCGGAAGACTTTGCCGTCTGAAATCCGCTTCACGCGGTCGTTCGGCAGCAGTTCCAGCATATCGGAAAAAACGATGGTAAACAGTTCGCGGATGCCGCTCTGATATGCAATCCGGGCTTCCGTGCTGCTGTTGCGGATGAATCCGGCACGAAACGGCGCGCCGTCTCTCCATGTGACAACGATGCCGCCCATGCCGTCTGATTCCGTGCGCTTGTCGACGATGCAAGCGTCATCGAGAAAATCAGTCCACGCCATCAGCCCACCTCCGTATACATATGGCGATACGGTCGCAGTTTGTCCGCGAATGCCGCTTGCCACGTTACAACGCCATTGCTGCCAGTCGCCCGCGAATAGCTATAATGCCCGAACGATTCAGACGTATAAGCCCCCGTTGGGTTTTTCGTTTCGTACTCCGCGCACTCCCTTGCAATCTCGACAAATGGGCGCGGCGGGTACAGAAACCACAACGTGCCGTCGAAAGTTTCCTCCCCGTCCGCGTCCTCCATTGCGCCAGAAACAAGGCTGTGAACGCCGTCGTTCCGCGTGCTGCCGCTGATGTACACGTACGGCGAACCTACGTCAGGGACGATTTTACCGTCCGCGATGCGAATCTCCCCCGCGTACTTGCAGCGCTCGAAAAAGTTGTTACACTCGCGCATTGCCATTTCCAGCGTCACAGCCATGTTTCCACCTCCATTATTAGGTCGCTGCCGTCACCGTCGCGCTGCCGGAGCGAATCACGCGGTAGTCGCTGGTGCATTCCGCAACCGTCACCTTCTGCCCGGTAGCAATGGCAAGGTCAGATGTGCCGTCCCAGTTACTCCAAGTGCGGACATTCTGTCCATAGGTCGCAGTCGGCGCGGTCGTGCCAGCCTTCACCTTGTACAGATTGGAGCTGGATTCCTTCGCGGGGCTGACAGTCAGATTCGTGTTGCCCTTGCCCGTGCCAGCGGCAGAGGAAACCGTCAACTGTCCCGTCGCCGCGTCCGTGATGGTTGCAATCCAGATGCTCTGCGGATTAAAGATAACCGGCATAAACAAGCCGGATGCCCGCGTCCACAGAACAACGGGGTCATTCTCCACCCACTGCGACACCATCACATAGCGGTGCTGACCGGACTGATTGACGTTAAGCCCAGTGTTCGCGGTGTTGACCGTTTCTTCCGGGGTCTGTCCCCACAGGCCCGCGCCGATGCGCGTCATGGCGCTGCCAGTGCCGAGGAACGTCATCTTGTTCTGCGGGAAATAGCGCTTCGTGGTGCGAATCGGTCGCCCGTCCGCGCCGATGCCGCCATCAATGGCGTACTGCAAATCGTTAGTGATAACGCGGTTGATGCCGTACTCCGTGGAAAGGAACGTATCCAGCGCGGCGTTGCTCACATATGCGCCCTCGCTCAACGTGCCGTTGATGCGCTTCTGGATTGCACGGTTTGCCCGCATCTGATTCCGCACTTTGCGACTTGTAACGATGGTGTCAACCGTTGTTCCCGCTTCCTGCGCGGTGTCAGACACAAACTGAATCTGCGCCGGGATGTCCGCGTCCTCGCTGAAATCGAACGTGAATCCCGTCTGTTCCGGCTTCACGCCATAGTCGATGGTCAGGTCGAGATTGTTTTCCTTGATGGTCATCTTGCCAGTCGCCAGAACCTCGTTCTTTGCAACCTTGGTGCGCGTCACAACTTGGTCGGCAAGCATGATGCCGTCACGGATAACATAATCATACATGGCGTCATTCTGAACGCCGGAACGCAGCAGCGCGCGCATTCGCTCGGACTGGTTAATTTTTACCTTAATCAGTCCCTTTTCGATGCTGTGGGTATCGACAGGAATGCGGGTGGCGATGTTCGTCCGGCTGTCGAAGCTGTGAAAGTCAGCCATTACGGGCAGCTGATACTGGTTTGCAATCTCCTGCCACTTTGCAACCAGATTGTCGCTGTACTGGTCGGGGAACAGCGCATCAACCGGGTCGTTCGGACGAGTGACGTTAAAGCCAACGTCCAGCCACTCCTCCTTGGGGATAAGACCGAAAATATTGTTCTCAAAAGACGGAATCTGCATAGTATTCTCCTTTCATCAGTACGGGCGAACCGTCGCGGCTTCGGCGGCGATGAAGTAGAAGCCCTTTGCCGTCAGTGCGCTCTTGGCGGTGCTGTTGATTGCGACGGGGAGACGGCTCTCGTAAACCGTGCCGCGCGTCACGACGCTGCCGGGCATATCGCCGCTTGTAACGTCCACGTCCTCGTACACGATGCCGACGGCAGTGCCGTCATTCGCGGGGTAAACAGTTCCCATCCTGACGTACTTCGCGCCGTTTTCGGCGGTTGTAGCGCCCGACTGCTTAATCTGCTTGGTTTCGCGGATTGCGTCTTCCGCGTTTTCAAGAAAATAACCGGGCTGATAAACAGTCCCGGTCGCATTGCTGGTAAAGCTCATTTTTTCGCTCCTTCCGGCGCAACTGCGCCATACATATCTTGCGCGTACTTCGCCGCCAGTGCTGCGGCGCGTCCGCTGCCGTGCGTGGCATTGCCGCCGCTCGGCGGGGTTGTGGTAGGTGTACCCTGCTGCTGCTGCGTGGAGAAAAGGTCGCCGTACTCGCCCTTGAGCGCGTCAATCAGCTTGTCGCCGTCCTTGATTGCGCCCTTGTCGTCGAGTTCGATTCCGTCCAGTCCGCGCTTTGCCATCACAAGGTCAGCAAGTTTCTCCTGCATCCCCTTGCTGGTCAGCAGCTTTCGCGCGGCGGTTGTCAACGTCGCGGTTTTCTTCTCTGTTTCCACCTGCTGCTTGTAGGCGTCGAACGCCTCCTGAATCTTCTGCGCGTCGCCGCCGCTCTTCTTCGCTTCGGCAAGCTGCTGCTTGAGCGTGTCGCGCTCCGTGGTAAGCGTCGCAATCTGCTTCGCCTGTTCCGCGTACTTGTCACGCTCTGCCTTGATGTCGTTGATTGCGTCGCTGTGGGCTTCCACAATCGCGTCAATCGCTTCATCAGGCACATTCAGGGCTTTCAGGTTCTTGCGGGTGAGGATATTCATTTCGTCAATCTCCTTTGCTTCGGGGCGCGGTGCTTTGCGCCTTTGATTGTTTGCGGAAATGCGGTGCTTTGCTTTTCCGCTTATATGCAAACAGCGCACGGCGGTGCTTTGCCATGCGCTGATGTTGCTGTAATTAGTCCATATTCTGCTTGATTACATCCGCCATGATGTCCACAAGGCGTTCCGCGTTTGCGGAATCTGCGAACGTGTCCGTCATGAACGGTCTGCCGGGGGTGTATCCTCCCGGCATGACGCGGAACTCGCCTTTGTCGCCCAGCTTGGGAAAGAAAACAGCGTGTCCCGCGTGCCCATCGTGCACATAATGCGCGTACTCGACGTTTGTGCCGATGGTTACTTCGTTGTTGTCGGGGTCGATGTCGGCGGTGATGCTTCTCGCCAGATTGCCAGTGTCGTAGACCTTATTCTCATAGCCTGTCACCATCTTCTCGCGCACCATGCCGACGGATTCTTGTGCAACCGCCAAAAGCCCGACAAACATTGCCTGTTCCAGCTTTTGATTGATTTCCGGCGTGTGGTCTACAAAGCCGCTCATTCCTTTCCCTTCTTTCGGATGTTTCCATCTGCGTCTACATACTCGGTGGACAGGATGACTTTCGGCATAATCATGCAGTAGCAATTGATTGTTTCCGCTGCGCTTCCGTTCGGGTCGCCAGGAAAGCGGATGTTGCTGTTCGGGAAGCACTCGCCCTGCTTCGCCATCTTGCCGTGCCGTGCCATATGCGCCTCACGGCTATTCTGGAAGCGGCAAAACCATTTATTGTAGACCGTCACGCCTTGGTCTGCTGCTTCCTGCGATGCGGCATAACTCGCTTGGCTCTGTGAACGCGTCCGTTCCGTCTGCGCTACTCTCCGCGCTTGCCACTCGCTCTGTCCTGTGATGTCGCTGATGCGGTTCATCAGTTTCTTCCTGTCCTCGCCCAGCGTGGATGACAGCGCCAGCGCGTTTTGCAGCTTGTGGCGAATTTCGGTGTTCTGCCCCAGATTCTTGTACGCCAGCTTCGTGAATGCTGTTTCGTTCGCGGCGAAAATCGCCTTGATTTCTCGTTTGTTTGGCTGCGCGAATGACACCTTGATACCCGCGCGGTCTGCTTGCGCCTCAATGACGGTTTGCGCCTCTCCCAAGCTGTCGGCGTACACGTCGCCCATCGTGTTCCGGATGTCGTCGGTTGCCCGTTTCCCTGCCTTGCAGATTTCCTCCATGATGACTTCTTCCACGCGATATTGGCGGATGAGTTCGCGGACAAAACCCGCTTTCCACCGCTCTACCTTTTCCGGCGTGTCGTAGTACGCGGGCGGCTTTATCTTGCCATCGTCCACTTGTTGCTTTTTCCGCAAGAAGTCTTTCAGGCGCTCCGTGGCGATATCAAGCGCCTCTTGGTACATCGCCTTTATGCGCATTTGCAGTGCGGCTTCGCGCAAGTCGTTGCGCTCCACGTCCGTCACGGCTTGCCCGTCTCCCCAACATCAAAAAATGCAATCAGGACGCGCAAGATAAGTCGAACCGCCACCAGCCACCAGCCGATGCACAAAAGCCAGTCCGGAACGATGACGTTATTCGCCGCCAGAACTTGAAGAATCACCATCAGATACAGCATCTTCTTCCTCCTCGCCTGTCTTCTGCATTGCCTGTTGCGCCATGCGGATGCCCAAAAGCGATTCTTCCTCCCCGCGCTTCATGATTTCGTCGATTTCCTCCGGCAGAATCATCGGATTGAGTTTCAACCGCGTCTCCTTGTCCAAATCGCCCTGCGCTGTGTAGATGTTCTGGATGATTTCGCTCTCGTTGGCGATTGTCTGTCGCTTGAAGCGGATTGTCTCCGTCTCGATGCCCAGAATCCGCAGCAGTTTCTGCACGAACTCAAAGCACTGCCATTCGTAGGCGTTCGCCTTCAAGTCCAAGTTCGCCATGCTCGCCCGGATTGCAACATTCGTCAGGCTGCCGCCCGTCAACTCCGACACATCCAGCGCCATATAATCGCGATAAAGCTGCCGTTCCAGCAGTTCCAGCGCGGTTTGACGCGCGGCGTATGGGACTTCAAACGTCTCCGGCGTTACTGTGCTGGATGACGTGCCGTCGGAAATGTTTGCGATTGCTTTCAGGCGGTGAATCTGTTCCAGCATCAGCGCAACCTCGTCGAAGTTGCCTCCAAAGTTGTTAAGTACCCAGTAAACATCGTTCGCCTTTTCCAGATTGTTTCCGAAGTCGGAAAGAACGATGTCGTACAGGTCGATTTTTGAGCGAATCGCCAGCGTCAGCTCCGTCTGCTTCTTATCGTTTGCGTACAGCGGCACAATAGGCAATGCGCTGTAATTCTCCTCGGACACAAGGCGCTCGCCTGTGATGTCCCGCGCGTATGTGCGTTTGTAGGCGCGTTTTTCCTGCGCTACCTCCAAATCAGAGGCATTTTCGCGCGTTTTGTAGACCGTCACGCCGTCCGGCTCGAACACACGCGCCATCAGCGGCTTGTCGTCGCCAATCTGCCAGAACTGCACCCCAACCATCGGTTCGCCCGTCAGCTCGTCCAGCAGCGCCACGAACCCGCTGTTTTTGTCCGTGTACGCACGCAGAATCTCAACGTGGTCGAGATTCCAGTACCCCCAACACACGCCATGCACCAGCGCATACAGTCCGATTTTTGCAAGTGTCGTGTCGAACCCGATTCCCAGCTTGCCCTTCATCGCGTCGTTTTCCAGCTCCACGCCATTGCCAAGCAGATAATTAGCCTGCTGCATGGTGAAGCGGCGGAAAAAGTCGCTGTAAATGCGCTGTCCGGGGACTGCTTCCGTCGCCGTCCCCTTCTTTTTGACCTTTTTCCCGTCGGCGGTGGTCTGCTCCGTCTCCGACGTTGTGGCTCGCAGCACGACTTTCGCGGAAACGGTGTCGTTCCGCGCCTCGTAGTATCGTTGCGCGATTCCAGCTTTGTCGAAGTCCTCGCTGCGTTTGTATGCACCAATAACCGCCAGCGTCGCCTTTCCCTTGTCCGGCTCGTTCTGCCAGTCTTGCCATGTGATTTTTGTGAACATCTGTATCACCCCCCAACATACAAACTCGCGCCGTTTCTGTCGAGAATCCGGCAGCAGCACGCGGCACTGTCCGGCGCGTCGTCATGCTCCGCGTCCTCGGTGTAGTCCATAATCTGCGCGATATATTCCCTGTCTGTGCCTTCCAAAAACACGATATTTCCCCACCACTTTTTGAGGTATGTGCTGATTTTTAGGTACTTGTTCATTTTTTCCGGGTATGCGCGTACTGCCATATTGCGGCGGCGCAATTCCCGCGCCAAATAACCCTTGTCGCCGTTTGTCTCGCAGTAAATCGGCGCGCACATTAGGCGCTCCGTCTCCGATTGCAGTGCGTCCATCAGCGTGTCAACGTGCTTGCGCCACAAGCGCCCGTACAAGTACAGCGTGTCGCCGTCCCTCTTGGCGCACGTCAACGCGGTGTAGTCCTCGCCGCCATAGGCAGCATCAACGTGCGCGATGCCGTCCCGCAGCTTTTCCGCTTCCGGCGTGAACGTCGGTGGCGTATCAAACAGCGCATTTTCGGCGGCAATGTGGCGCAGCTCATAGTTCGCAGCAAACAGCGACGGCGACATTGATTTCCGCAGCTCTTCCAGCTTCTCCGGCGCAATCAAACCGGTGGAATAGCAGTCGTGCTTCTCCGGCGGCGCAACCAGCGTGAACGCGTCCTCGATGTGCCACGGTGTGCCGATGAAGACGATTCGTCCGTCGCGTGTGACGATGTTTCGCAGCTCCTGTATAACGCCCTTGGTGCGCTCTCGTTCTGCCCGGCTGATGCGGTCGTTGAGGTTTACCACGTCGTCGCAAACAATCAAATCAGCGTGCTTGCCCGTCATGGAAGAACCGCAGCCGATGCCGATTAGCTGGTCAGCACCACGCGGCGAATCGTACACGCTCACCGTCATACAGTTTCCGCCTGATTTCAGCAGTTGAACATCCTGCTGCATGAGGATTTGCGCCATGTAGCAAAAAGCTTCGTTCGCGAATACCTTTTTCGCTTGCGCAATGCTCTCCACAACGTCGCTGTCGGTCTTGCGCATGAAAATCGCGTTTTTGCCGTGATTTAGAACGCACCACATTGCAAGCGCGACGGAAAGGCAGGAAGATTTATAGGAAAGGCGGTGTGCTTGGAGCGTGTAATCGTCCGCTCCGAAGATGATGTGCTGCATCCAGCGCCCGTGAAGCTCATCCGTCAGGTCGCGGAATCCGCACATTCTGCCGACGGCGGCGGGATGGTATCGCCAGATGTTCCACACTTCATCCCGCGTCAGCGTCGTCATTTTACTTCTCCCCGCGTCTCTTTCAGCAGCTTGTCAATGTCGGCTTTCGCGTCCTCGGACAACTGCGGCGTTTTGACGGTCACGGTGTCGCCGGGGTCTTCCCCGATGAGTTTTGCAAAATACTGCATCGCTGCAAGATTTCCATCAGCAGCCATTTTTGCAAGGCGCATGATGTACGCCTCCTTAAAGGTTTTTCCGTTTCCCATCGGCTTGTCTGCAAAATCAATTGCAAATTCGCGCAACGTCTTGTTGCCGTTCCGAACTGCGACGGACTTTTTGTTTTCTTCTCGCGCATTCAGCGTATTACCCTCGCCAGTCCCGAAGCGCTTTCCCTTTTTGAGATTCGCAAGGCTGTTAGGATGTTTCCCGTGCGGATACTGTTTTGTTTCCTGTTCCGTTGGCATTTACTCACCGCCTGATTACCTGATTTTACTATTTAATTCTAACGTCTGCATCGCAGAGAGCGCAGGCTGCTTCTTGAACACTTCTCCAAGATTTTCAAGCGTCGTTTGCCCGTGTGCAACACCGTTGACGAAATGCTCGGCGCTTCGTTGCATCATTCTTGTTGCAGCCTTTTTAGCATCTGCCTCTTGCTTTTCAGATACACCCTTCGGCGTGTTGACATTGATGCCGATATGAGCTGTTTCCGACCTCCCTGTTTTTCTACCCAGCGCAAAACCTTCCTTACTGCTTCCAAGATACGGAGTCTCTTCTCTTATGGTCAAAATACGAAGTGGTACAACCACGTCATATTGTTTTTTAGCCAGATTTGATGTTGTAAACACTTCCAAGTCTTTCACAAACCCGTCATTGTTGGCGAATGTCCGGATTTTTTCGATGCGTGAGCCGTTATTTTTGCTGTAATATTCGACGGTTGCGACTTTCCCGCCGGAAACATAGGTGGAAGAGGTGTTTTTCGCCGAAATGCTGCCGCCTCTCCCCCCCCACGCTTGCAACCTAAACTGAAACATTTTTTCTCCTCCTGACAACGCTGTCGTAGAATGGCGCGATTTCTACGATATTACCCGTGCATTCTTTCGGCTTTTTCCCGCAAAGCAGAATTACAGTTGGTGATAGTCGCTCCACCATCGCGTTATACCCATCCAAAAATGCTTTTTTGCTTTCTGGATTTTTTTGCGTTCCAACGGATGAAACGATTACCGGTGCGTTCGTCGGCTCTCCGTCAAAACACCAACTGAACGTCTTTTTGCTTCCCCAGCAGATTGTAGGGATTACCTTGATGCCGTATGATTGCCAATAAGCCGCAAGCCAGTGCTTCATGTAGTGGCAATATATGTTCAGCGCTTCGGGCGTGTCCTGATAGATGGAGAAGTCCGGGGATGCGACGCACCCGGCAAGCTCCAAAATCGCAAGATACCTGTCTGGTTGCGCCCATAGCCGCTTCATGCGGTAGTCGTCCACGAACATATGGATGCCCTGCGTCGCCTTAAAAGGCTTGGACAGGTCGTTGAATGGAATCCACTCCGTCACGTCTGGTTCACTTGTTGGCGCGATAACCGGGATGTCATACGCTCCTGCACATTCGGATGGAGAAGGGAACCACTTGGAAAGATTCTCGTAAAGACGCGAGAACTCCATGCATTATCGCCTCCCTGATTGCTTAAGCCCTCGTGCTGCGCTTTTCGTTCGTGATTTCGCCCGTTACGCGGTTGAGTTTGAACCGCGAACTGTATTTTCTGCGTCTGCTTTTTGCGGATGACGAACCTTTCAGCGTTAGCTTTCGCCCTTTGCCCGAACCGCTTGCCATGCTTTATTCCCCCTTACTATTTTGGGTTTCGTATAGTCGATGGTTTTATACTTGTCAATGAGATTGTCGAACGTTTCCTTGTAGAAGTTAAACAGCCCCTCGTTCTCCTCGAAGTCGAACTGCTCCAAGCAGGATGCGCTTCGCAAATTCGCGCTCCCCGTCAGCACATAATGATTCCCCTTGTGCGTTTCCATCAACAGGATTTTCATGTGCGTGTTTGTGAACGCCACTTGCAATTTGTTGTCGATGTCCAGCTCCTCATACAAGTACGGAATTAAATCCGTTTTGTAGTGGCTGTAGAAGTAGCCGGATAGCATCAGATTGATTTTCTCCACGTTGCGGAAAAGCAGCAGATTTTTGAAGCTGTCAACGTTGTTTTCTGACAGCGACAACGTGGAACAGTAGATTGTTTTGAGGTCGATGCCGCGATACATCACAAGCGCTTCCGGCAAGTCGCCAAAAATGAAATTGCCCGGAACGATGCAGGTAGTCCGTGCGTTGCGTTCCAGACAAATTTTTGCTGCAAGGTCGCGTGCATACTGGAAATCTGCCTTGTTGTAGATTGCCGACTTTGCCATCTTGGGCTTGAGGATGCGCGTCTGCTCTTCATCGTCCACGATGGAGAAGTCAGCGACGGAGAAGTCTATGTCGTCGTCAAGTTCGATTGTGTCCGGGAAGTGGATTCCCGGGATGTCGATGTTGAAATCAGGCTCTTGCTTCATGCGCGGATACCCTCTTGACAACAAAATTTGTCAGTGGGAGAATAATGATTTCATAGGCGACTTTTAGAATAACCTGTGTTGCACCCATGATAAGCATTGATTCGATAGGCATTTCTCCGGCAAACGCAATCGGAATGAAAATTGTGCTATCTGCAAGCTCACCGATAACGCTTGAAAGAATTGCCCTGCTGCCGAACCCCTTAATTGTGTTTTCGTGCTTTTTCTTCATTAGCTGGAACACAATATCGTTTGCGTAATCACCGACGACATATCCCGCCAGCGACGCAAGCAGGATTCGCGGCGCGTTGCCTAACGTCGCGGAAAATCCTTCTTGGTTCGTCCAGAATGGCGCAGCAGGGAGCGCAATCGCAATGGCAAATACGATAGCCATCAGGATATTTGCCCTGAATGCCATGTAACACGTTAATCTGCTCCACCGATAACCGTACACCTCTGAAAATATATCCGAAAGAATATACGTCATCGGAAAGATTATTACTGCACCCGTCATCGTGATGCCGAATGGCAATTGGAACTGTTTCCCTGCAAGAATGTTTGCAATCAAGAAACAAGCAACAAAAGTAACGGTAAGAACCGTTTGGAGTTCAGAAGTCTTGTGGTTTTTCATGTGGTTTCCTCACTTTCTTTTAGCCATTTTAGTCTTTTTCCCATTTGCAAGCCAGCAAGCGGGGTTATTGAGTTTTTGTATATCATTTTAAGATATTTATAATAGTTTTTCCCGCTTAAGAACATTATTTTATCCTCTGTGCTTATTCCTTCTTCTTGCATTTGCCGATAAACCTTTGCTGCCCAAATCTTCTTTTCATGCTCTGTTTTTTGATTTAGCGTTTCATTGTATGGAGAAATTATATCGTCCATGCGCAAAAGTCCATATTTTGCAGATAGTATATATGTCTTAGCGCATGTTTTTGAGGCATAATTAAGGCTTTTACGAAAAAGCGGAGAAATGTACATATCCGCTGCCTTGCAGCTTCTTTTTCGCTTAGATTTTACACATCCGATTAGTGCAATCATAGATGAGCCTCCGCATATTTTTGAAATTTAATCCATTCGCCAAAGTTAATCAGCGCGGCTTTGCGTGAATCTGCTAATCTATGCCCTTGCGGAGCATCATATTTCTTCATAGTCGAACCATCAAATTTGTAAATGTACCCAAATCTGTTTCCAGCCGTCCACGCTGTCGAATCTACACTATCGAAATGATATTTCTTCAATCCTTCGAGGTTTGTGTAACCCAACCCGTGGATTTTGGCGTTTCGCTTATGCGCTTCGTTGATGAACCACGGAAAGAATTTGTGTTCGTCTTTGCTCCATTCTTTGCTGACAATTCCACCGAGTGCGACGTACTTGTACTCGTCAGCCATCCTCAAAAATTCGTCTTTCCCGCGGCTTTTATGCCATACGGGTATCGGCTGTTTTCCTGTTAGGCTTTCAAGCAGTTTGCGCAATTCCTTGACTTTTTCGTACCCAACTATGCTATCTATATCCAACTCAAAAAACTTGTTGATTTTGTTTATATTTATGAATGCCGCGTATTTTTCGGTGTATTCTTGCCATTTGATTTCTCCCTTATGATTCCCCATCATGAAAGTAAACGCGCCGCTATCAAGCAGGAAATCAGAGAAGTAGGGAATAAGGCTCGTCATCCTTGGGTCTTTGCTTATATAGAAAAAGGATTCAAGAATTTTTACGCCTATGAAATCTTCGTCTTTCATGTAGGCGTTCCAAATGCCACCGCTTTCTGCAAGATAGAGATTCATGGTTTTTGCTACAATGTCTGGTCTTGGGTAACATCCAGCCAAAAAACATTCATCGCTTTCGATAAGTCTTTCCCGTCTGCAACATCATCCCATAGCGGTTTGAGATTCCCAGATACCCCCCCCCGCTAGAAAAATTCGCATTATGGCTCGAAAGTTTGCCCGCAATGAGGGCATGTTACAGTTTTGGTTTTCTTTTTCTCTTCTCCACTTGCCGCAAACAGCTCGTCAATGTTGACTTCTTGCCCCCCCCACGGAGGCTCCGAAGCCGAACTCGCTCATATCAACATCAACGATTTCCGCCAGCTCTTGGTCAAGCGCCGTAAAGTCCCAACCGCTGTCCATGTTGGTTTTGTTGTGCGCCAGAGTGTACGCCTTGCGCTCTTCTTTTGTTAAGTGGTCAAGGCGGATGCACGGCACTGTCGGGATGCCGAGCTGCTTGCACGCTTCCAGCCGCCCATGACCCTCAACAATCAGGTTTTCCTTGCCCCAGATGCCGATGGGGTCGTCCATGCCGAACCGCTTGATGCTTGCCTTGATTTCGTCGATTTGCTCCTGCGGATGCCGCTTTGCGTTTCTCGCGTATGGCTTCACGCGGTCAATTGGTAGCATACAATCCGTTTCGACGATTTTGATGCCGTTCCAGTCAAGCAATGATTTTCCCTCCTCTTCGTCCGTCGCGTCCCCGCCAACGCAACAAAGCGCACTCGCGCATAAATCCCGCCGCTGAAGAGGCAAGAGCAGCACTTCCATAGTCGCCTCTTCCAACAAAAAAAGACGCTTGCATCACTGCTCACGCCTTTCTTGCTGCTTTTACATTTTACATTATAGCACGGAAATTACTCTCATAACTCTCATTTTTTTATTTCTATATGTTTTTGTTTCTTTGCTATTGCCAGCAATGCCGCCTATTTCGCGTTCTAACGGCTTGCTTGTTTTTGCTCATAATATGCCGCCTGATTGCTCCAACGGCTCTCAGGCGGCATTCTGTTGCGATTATGCGGGCTTGATTGCTTCCACCTGCTGCTTGGTGAACAGGTATGCGGTCGTCAGGAAGAACCCGCTATTCTCTTCCTTTGCGTCAACGTTCTTTTCGTCCTTTTTCTGCTTGCGCGTCTTGGGCTTCCAGATGCTCACGGTCAGCGCGGCGTGTTCGCCCTTTTTGACAATGTAACCGTGGTTCTTCCACTCGGCGAATGTGTGAATCGGGAGGCGCAACCCGTTCATGATGTAGGTGGCGGCTTCCTCTTCGGAGAAGATGCCCGCGCTGATGGCGGACTTGGCGATGATTTCTTCGTTCGACATGGTGCTTGCTCCTCTCTTACTTTACGATGATGGTTTCCCAGTCGGTGAGGACTGCGGTAGTGCCAAAGCATTTATTCGCGATGCGCTTGTACTCGCTAGTCCACGCGTCGCGGGTGTAAGTCCAGTTGCGGGTGGTGTACTCCATGTTGCGGTTGAGAGTTTCCAGCGCCTTGGTGCTCAGCTTGATGGTCTTCATAATCATTACCTCTTTCTGTCGGGGGCTTTTATTTTGTACCGCCCTCCTGACACTATTATTATAACATATACTGCAGTATATGTCAAGGGGTAAATCACATTTTTTTTGAGATTTTTTGCAAACTTTTTGCGCAACGAAAAAGGCGCACCCCAGCGGATGCGCCAATGCTATTATTTTTTTTTGTTTGTAATTATCTCACGCCCTATATATGCGTTTACGGAATCAACGATTAGCTGCGCCACCGAGAGACCACGGCGCTTTGCTTCTTCTTCCAGCGCCTCTTTGCTCCCCGCGCGAACGTCGAAGCGCACCGTCTTGATTCCTTCTTTTTCGCGATACTTCCGCATCGCTCGGACTGACACGTCGCCTTGGTAGTACTCTTTCCTCATTGCCACAACCCCTTTCTGGGATATTGTAGCATAGGATGGTTGATTTTGCAAGCTGTTACTTCTCACGCTTCACCTCGACGATGTAGTCCATATCGTTTGCTCTTTCGCAGATTGCAAGCGTTTCTCCGTCCAGCTTTGCAAGGTGGCTGTACACGCAACCATCTTTTTCAAGGCGACCATGCTTTTTAAGCTCTCTGTATTCTTCCTTCGTCAGCGTCAGCATCACTGTGTTTTTCCCTCCATTCATTTACAGTTGACTTATTGTAACGTATCCGCATCCATTTGCGTAACGCGGGCGAGTGAGCGTTACCAGCTTGTCTCCAAACCGGCAGTACGTATTGCCATTCCGCCATGTATCCGCATCACTGATGCAGTAGTCGACGAACACTTGTGTTTGCTTCGGCGAAAGTTTCTTGTTTTCGCAAATTCCGAACGAAGGCGCGAAAACGTCCGCGAACCAGCCCTTGCGCTTCGGAAATTGCAGTGCAAACGCTTTCAGCCAAACCGCATCCGCTTTTTCTTTGTGTTGCTTGTAAAGCTCCATGAGCTTCTGTTCGTATTCCTCGTCGGTGATGCTTTCTTCTTTGGCGAGTGCGTCCATTTGCGCTTCCCACGCCTTGGTCATTTGGCGGTGCTGTTCAAACAGCGCCGCGCTTTTTGCTTTATCAGTCATTGTCTTTCCCTTTCTGTCGGGGGCTTTATTTTTGTACCGCCCTCCTGGCACTATTATTATAACATATACTGCCGTATATGTCAAGGGGGAAATCACATTTTTTTTGCGATTTTTGCAAAGAAAATCGCGCACCTTTCGATGCGCGACCGCCTTATTCCGCGCTCTGGATTTTCCGCTCCGCGTTACCAATCACGCGGAAGACGTGCTGCTCGGAATACGCCAGATTGTAGCTGATTTCCCGGACGCTCCGCCCCTCCAGATACCGCATCCTCATGCACTGCACTTCCAGCGGACTTTCCAGCGCATCAACCAGCGGCGCAAGCTCTTCGCGCATCTTGCACAACTCGTCCCAGATTGCTTTCTTGCGCTCCAGCGCCTCGACGCGATACAGCAACCCTTCCTCCGTGCTGTTCATGCTTCCGCCCCCTCGCGGCGCGTCGCTGATTGTCCGCGTCAGCTTCTGCGCCCGGATTCGCGCCTGTTCCGCGCGCAAGCAAGCCATAGGATACCGCCTGATGAGATACCGCATCCGCTTTAAGTCAACCATTTTCCCCTCCCGCAACCGCCCCACGATTATTTTACCCCTTCAAACGCCTTTACAATCGCTGTATACAGCGCCGGACGAATCTGACCGCTCATTAGCTCCGTGTACAGCATATCTTGTACCTTCTCGATTGCCCCGTTTGCCTCCTTCTCGCCGTTTAGCCTCCTGATTGCGTCCTGCGTCGCCCTGACTTTGTAGGCATCGTGGCGGCTTTTGCATCCGCGCGAAACGTTCCCCGCAAGCCGCTTGACGTTCTTTTCCAGCTCTTTCTCCAGCCAAAAAGAGTAGCGGATGTCGTCGGTGTCCAGCATCTTCTCACTCTCCGTTCATGTATCGCATAATCGCATCAATCGCTTCTTGGCAGCCCTTTGCCACTACGCAACGGTAGCCCTCGGCAGTCAGCATCTTCATGCGCTCTTTCTGCGATGTCGATACCGTCCCGCCCTTCCGCCGCTTCATCTCGATAAAAAGCCCGTGTTCACGTCCGTTGGAGACTGGCAGGAAGATGTCCGGCACTCCTGCACGCGTCCCGGTTCGCTTCATCCTCGTGGCGGTTGCCTTGGCGCGATAACCGCCGTTCGGGATGGCGAACATCCCTTTCAGCCACGGCTTCGTTGCGCTTTGAGTCTCCGCCCAGCGGAAAAGGGCTTCCTGCTCTTCGTCCTCCGTCGGGATTATATCGGCATAAAGAGAACGCCGTGTAGTCCGCACTTTGGATTTGTACATTTTAGCCATGCGCCTCCTTGCACGTCAATCGTAGCGTATCGCTTCATCACTGCGTTGCACACCGGACAGATTGTCAGTGCAAGTGCATTCAGCCATTCTTGCTTTTCGACCATGCTGCACCTCCTCTCTGCGCCTTCATGCACATTGCCGCAACCTGCACATCTTCACAAGCCAGCAGACACAAAAGACCGATAACCGTCATTGTCATCCCCCCAACCACGCCGCAAGCGCATCCGCTCCGGCGTACACAAGAATCGAAATGATACAGTTGACGAGCGCCAGCAGAATGTAAATGTACCACGGGCGCGTTTCCTTCGCCAGCAGGAAGCCCGTCACTCCCAAACCAATCATCGTGCCGAAAAGCACCGCCTCGGGCAGCGTCACAGTTTTCATCAGCTTTCCTCCCTTACGTCTCAATCTGCGCCTTTGCCAACTCAATTGCCAACAGGTACGTCCTTTCATGCTTTGTCCCGGCGTGGACTTGCTTGACTTCTGCGGAAAAGTCGTCAATCGAGCCGCTGAAGCATCCGCAGGAAACGTATATTCCGCCATCCGTGCCGCGATAAAAGGTAGTTGTATCGTCACGGCTACCGATTGCGCCGATGGTGATGCAATCAGACGACTCCATTACACGCGCATTTCCCCTCACCCACGCATTTCCTGTCACGCGCGCCTCGCCTGTCACCAACGCCTTTCCCGTCACCCATGCCGAACCCGTCACACACGCAGAACCTGTCACCAACGCCGCGCCCGTCACCCACGCCGAACCCGTCACCCATGCCGAACCCGTCACCCACGCCTCGTCAGCGACCCACGCCGAACCTTCCTGAGACAGATTTCTCTCCGCCTCAATCCAGCCGCCCAAGTCGCCTGCCTTCACGTCATGCAACGGAATATCAATCAGCGCACGGATGCGATGCAGAATCTTTCCGCCGATTTCTTTTGTTTCGGCCGTCAGTTCATACTTTTTCATTTTTGTTTTTACTCCCATGGCGTATTCGCCATCTCTTCCGGCGTGGGCTTCCGCGACCAGCAGCGCCACGTCTCGCCGTAGGTGTAATCGGCGTACCATGTGCGTCCGCCGTCGAAATATATGCGATGGCTTTTAGGTTCCCAGTATGACACAATTCGCGCACGGGCGCACGGCTCGTCGTCCCCGTTGTTATCTTCAATCCATACGAGCGTTCCTGCACCTACCGCAAGCTCTGCGAGGGCCAGCACCCGGTTTTTGTACTCATTCATCTTCCTTCGTCCTCCCACGGCGTGTTTTCCCGCTCGTTTTTCGTCGGCTTGCGCCGCCAGCACCGCCAAAGGCTTCCATAGTCTTTCTCGTTTTGTTTACCCCCACCGCCAATGCCAGAAAATTCGAACAATATTTTCGAGCCATCCATCTCCAAGTCGGTAACGATGGCATATCCTTCATAGCCCTCTCTATATTCCAAATACATCACAGTTTCCTGCTCTGTGTTGTAGTCGTCACATGCAGTTATCAACACTTCATCCAGCGTCAGCACCCGGTTTTGTCCTTGCCAGCGCGACATTGCTGCTATGTAAGCACCGACTTTCGTGTGCTTCGCAGGGCTGTGGATGCCACACAACGGAGTATTGCATTGGTACCAGTACATTCTTTCTTCGTCCGCGAACAGTCCGAACAGCACGTCCTCGTTGTCCTCCAAGCGCATTTCCGCGTCGCAGTACGGACAGCGCGGAGCTTGTTTCTTTTCATTATTCATCCTCTTCATCCTCCTTTGGCGCGTCTGGGCATGGCATCCAGTGCGTGATGCTCACAGGCTTGTTGTCGTACATTTCGTCCAAAAACTCCTTTGTATCTGGACGAAAATACAGCGATGGATAGTCCCACCTGCTCTCTATATCAAATCCGATGACGTGCATTCCCTCTGCCGGAAGTGCCTTGTCCACGGACACCCATCCCGGCGCACGGCGATTCCACTTCTTCATTGCCTTTTCCAGCGTTTTTCCTGCTGCAATGGCTTGCCTACACGCAGTGCATTCGCAAAACCAACTGCCGAAAAAATAATCAGGTTCTACCAGTTCGATTTTTCGTCCCCCACAGAACGGGCACGGTTTAAGTTTATAATCCTGCATTCTTCTTTCTCCTTTCGTCGTTGTTCCACGCTCTCACGGCTTCCGTCTTTGTCCTTTTCGTTCTCCCTGCCCATCCGCAGCGTATGCACATCACCCACCACCCGTTTCCGCCGAGAATTGTATGCCACATTTCGGTATTCTCGCGTCCGCAATTCGGACAAGGTAGCCTTTTTAGTAACATTGCGCACCATTACCCCCTAAACTTGTTGATATAGCGGCGACCTCTTGCGTAATCCAGCTCTTAAAGGTTTTTGCTTCGGGCTTGCTGCTACCGAGAACGAGAGCATACAGACCGCTTTCGCTGACGCAAGCCAATTTGCGTTCTTGGAACGTTCCGTCCGAGCTGGTATGCGTTAAACGCACTGTAACTCTTTCGTCCTTATCAAGGCGGCGCGTCGCTGTTGGGTCGATGTCCAGCGCTCGACAAATGTCAATCGTCACAAACCACAGTCTTGGTTCTCCCTCTTCGACGAACACTCGGATGTTTCCAAACTGTTCGCTCTCCAAAATGATGATTTTGTGCATGACTTCCATCCTCCTATTCCTTTTTAAGGCAAGTATATCGCATGTGCGGCTTGTCGAAGCCCAGATGCACAAGCCCCGTTGCGCCGTTTCGATTCTTCCTGATTCGGCACGTCTGCCACGTCAACCCGTTTGCTTGGCAATTGTGGTATATCTGCCATCTGTCGCTATTCGCGTCCTGCGGCTCTTCTGGCTCATGCAAGATAAGAAACACGTTCGCGTCCTGCTCAATCGCGCCGCTGTCTCTCGCTTGTGACATATCCGGCTCGCTTCTTGTCGCCTTGCCGAATCCCTTCTCGCTTTCGCGGTTGAATTGCGTCATACACAGCAGCGGAACGCCTAAATCCATCGCCATCAGCTTTAACTCGCGGCTGATTTGCGTGACTTCCTCCGTGCGGTTTCCGCATTTATCGTCGGCTCGCATGAGTTGGATGTAATCAACTACAATCAGGCTCAACCCCTGCTTACTTGCTTTCATCTTTGCCGCTGCGTTGCGGATTTGGAGGGGCGTGACCGCTCGCTCCTCAATTGTGACTGGTAAATTTGCAAGCACCTGATAGCAGGGTGAAATCTGCGCGAAATCCTCCAATTCCATCTTGCCTGTGGAGATTTTCTGTAAGTCCACGCCTGATTCATTCGCCATGAACCGCGCCGCAATTTCTACCGGGTTCATCTCCAGCGACACGAGCAGCACCCCGCCACCGTGTTCCGCAACGTACTTCGCCATGCAGATAGCAAGTGACGTTTTACCGACACCCGGACGTGCACCGATGTAGATTAGCTGTCCCGGCTTAAAGCCGCCGAGCATCACGTCAAGGTCTGCGATTCCGCAAGTTACGCCATCCTTCTTGTCGAAAGAATTCGCAAGCATAAGCGACGCTTCGTGCATCGTCACCCCGTCGTTGATAGCTGTTGATGACTGCGCCGCCGTTGCACAATCCGCTTGAAGAGCTGCAACCGATACGCCGGGATTGCCTACATCTTGCAGGATTTTTTTTGCCAGCGCCGCAAGCTCGCGGCGTTTCGCGCACTCCGCCAAAATCGCTATATACTGCCGGGACATGATTGGCGAAATGCCCATCTGTACACACTGCATCAAGAGGGCGGTATCTTGGAAGTCGCATTGAACTTCTGCATCCAGCGTTACAAGGTCAACGCTTTTCCCCTGCTTCACAAGGCGCATGATTCCGCGCTGACAGGCTTGCGTCTGCTTTAAGCCAAAGAGTGCATCAGGCAGTGCGGCAACCTCTTGCGCTACGATTGCATCCTGCATCGCAAGCCCAATCAGGCTCTTTTCCGCGTCCTCGTTGATGTATGCGTCCATCTTTAACTACTCCACGCTCTCGCTAATTCTTCCAGCTTTGTCCGTACCTCTGGATGCTCCATTGGCTGTTTTTTGACGCAACTCATGAATACATCTCTCTGTTTGATTTTCGGCGGTTCGGGCCCTTCAATTTCATCTGTGCTATTGATAAACCTTATCGGGTGCTTTTCCGCCTCAATCCGCGCTTGCTCTCGTCGCTCTTTCTCCTGTTTCTCTTTCGCGCGTCCATTGATTACACCCTTGAGGTATCGGATGTTAGGCTTCCCAGATTCTCCGGCGATTTTCACGCATTCCAGCACTTCTTCCGTGCCGTTGTCCGCCACAAGCTGGTTGATATTGTCCATCGTCGCCGTTGTGTCGGGGAATCCTTGCCGTTTCGCTTCGTCCAGCACCTCGTTTGTTCCTTGCTGAATTTCTGCGGCTTCTTCGTCGCTGATGAAGGGTGCAGGGATATGTGCTTCGGGCTTTTTCTCTGGTTCGGGGTTGAGCTGCGCCTGTGCCGATTCGGGCTGCTGAATTTCTTCTGCCTTTGTTTTCTTCGGGCGACCACGTCCGCCAGCCTTGCCACCTGCGGAACGCACCTCGTGAATCTTGCAGATTTTATCGCATTCTCGCAACAGCGCAAGGTACAAAAACGCCGCGTTTCCCTCCGGCTCGACATCCTCACCCGTCGCCACATAATCAAGAATGGCTTTAAGCGCACGTCCGGCTTCTTCGTCGGAAAGTCTCGCGATTTCCCGGCGCATGGCTACTTGCACAGGCACATACTCAAGCTCCATTTACTTTCTCCCTCCGTTAAAACGGCAAATCCTCGTTGTATACCGGGGTGTACTGCGGCGCGGGCGGTTGAGCCGTCTCATGCGCCGTCTGCGGTGCATCCTGTTTCGCGCTGTCCAAAAACTCAACATCCTGCGCGAAAACTTCCAGCGTCGCGCGTGTGCTTCCATCGTTGGCGGTGTATGTGCTGACGCTGACGCTGCCAATCACACACACCTTGCGTCCCTTGGCAAGGTACTTTTGGCACGTTTCCGCTTGTTTGTCCCAGACGGACACGCGGAAGAAGTCTGCTTCCGCCTTTTCACCCGGTTTCGCGCGGCGATTGACCGCAACCGTGAAGTTGGCGACGCTCTTGCCGCTCTGCGTCGTGCGCAACTCAACGTCCCGCGTCAGATTCCCGATGATTGCCAGCTTGTTCATTGCTTTTCCTTCCCAGCTTGTACAGCTTAGCTATTTTTTCGTCGATTTTTACGGGCTGAATGTGGTACTTCTCGTCGAAATCCGCCTGTGCCATCGTGTGGCATTCCGTGTGATGTACCCGGCAAAGCGGTTCGCACGTCAGCCCGATATGATTGATTTCCGTGCGGTCTGCTCCCATGCCCACGCGCTCCCAGTGATGGAGGTCTGACGGTCTGCGTCCGCAGACAGCGCACTGCTTGTGCATCACGCAAGCGTAGATGTACGCGCCGATGTCCTCCGCGTACTCCACAAGCGGCTGTTTTGTCGGGATGTCGTTTACCACGCAAAACTCCACAAGCCAGTCGATGTAAAGCCGTGCGGTTGTCATATCCACGTCGGACAGGCTGAATGCCTTAATTGCCTCCGCTTGTAGCCTGTCAATCCGCGCTCGCAGGAACTCCGCCTTGAGCATCGTGTTGAGGTCGCTTTTGTCCCCCTGTCCGATGTATCCCGTCGCTGCTGCTATTTCGCCAATCAGCGCCCACGCCTTGCGCCGCTGCTCTGGACTAATTGTGCGGCAGTCCTGCCATAGCACCGTGACGGTATCCGATAGGTTTTCCGCATCGGGGCGGGCAGTCTGGATTGTCAGGCTGCCCGGTTGCTCGATGACCTTGCCGATTGTCGCAATCATGGCTCACTCCACGGCTCGCGTTTGGTTTCTTCTCGTGTCGGCTCTTTCTCCCAGCATCGCCACTTTGTGCCGTAGTCCTCTGTGTAAACGTAAAATGTACCAATGCCGATGTTGTAAGGTATAACCCACCACTGGTATGCATCCGTTTTTAGCCATGCGCGAATCGGGATGTTGGCTCGCAGTTCCAGCCAAACGCGCGCCGTCTTCTTGTTTTGCGCGCTTGCTTCGGCAACCGTCAGAACGTGGTTACGCGGCTTAGTCGTCATCGTCACTTTCTTCCTCCCTTGGCGGAAATTCTGAATCGCACGTCGGGCAATGAAGCCGCATCGAGTACAACGTATTGCATTTCATCGTCGCAGTACGGGCAGCGTGGGAACATCTCGTTTTTATTTTTCACAGCTTTTCCACAACCTTCTCCATGCGTTCTGTGTTGAGTTTGTGATAGTGCTTGCCGATACTCCTGCGCTTTACGGATTTTTTTCTCTATTTGCCAAATAATACTTGCTACTATATTCCTGATGTTTTTCTCTATTCTCGCGATATTTCGCAAGCACCTGTTCTCTGTGCGCCCAATAATATTCGCGATGCCGCTTTTGCAGTTCTTCCTTTCGCGATTGGTAGTAAGCCTGTTGATATTGTCGACGCGCCATTCCGCGTTCAGTCATCCGCGTCAACTCGCTTTCCAGTGATAAATTCCGCTCTCGGCAGCGTCTCAATCCATGCGCAGAACGCCCTCCATTCCGGCAGACGGTGATTCTTGCGCTGCTGGTAGATGGTTTTAAGCTGCCGGTAGTTGGTGGTCATCCGCGCCGTCAGCCGCAAGCCAACAGGCACGTTGTAGAGGACTGCAAGATACCGTTCCGGCGTTGGGGCTTCCTTGTACTCCTCAACCAGCTTTTCCACAAGCTCGATTGTTTCCCGGCGAACGTAGTCGATGCATTGCTCGTCGATGTCCATGCTTGTTATGCGGTGCATTGTGGACTGGCTCGATACAAAATCCAGAAAATGATACCGTTCCGCTTCCACCCACGCCTTTACGGTAAACGTGAGGTCGAACTGCACGACAATCCCCGTTAAAAACTGGTCGTGTCCGCTCCCCGTCTGGCAGTTTGCAAGCGCCATCGTCCGCTCTGTGACTTCCGCGCTGCAATTCTCCGTGTCGGTTGCCATCGGATAGCGGCTTGCCTTTACGCTCGACACAAGCCCCATGATTTCAACGTTGCTGACTACATTCATCGTCTTTCCCCTTTCTCGATTTGCTCCACCATGTCAAACGGGTCATCGAAATCCAGCCGGATTCCCGTCTTTTCCAACACATCATCAATCAATTCGGCTGTTGTGAAGTACGCGCCGGGTTGCAGATACTTTTGCGTTGCTGTCAGCATCCGATGAATCCGCTGTGCGCCGAAACCAAACTCCTCTTTCATTGCAAGGCACATTCCGGCGAAAATCATCTTGATTGCGTGGCGTTCCGCGTCCTTCGCTCCTCGCTCATACTCACGTTCGTAGCCTCCCCGCGCCCTCATGATGCTCTGCGTGGCGTGGGTCATGTCCCGCGCCGCTCTTCTGCGTTCTGCTCGATTCATCACGATGCCTCCCGAAAATTAGCTTTCACCGCATCCATCAGCGCTTTTGCGTCCGCCAGCGTCATTTTTTTCGTCGGAATATTGCGGACGATGTTTGCTTCCACAAGCGCGGCACGAACTCTGCCTAACTCCTGCATATCCATGCCGATGTTGCTGCATTCGCGCATGATGTAGTTCGTCGGCGTTTCTGCCGGGTTCTCTGCCGGCTTGCTCTGCGGCTTCGGCTGCTCCGGCTTCTTCGGCGGCTCGTGCTTTGTCTCGTAGCTTTCACCGTCCGGGTCGGTCATTTCTTCCGTCGGAATGCAAAACACTTGGAAAAGCGCGTACTTGTAAGCAATCGCCATTGCCTTGTTGCTTGCTTTGTCGCCGCTGTCCATGCCCTCGCCCAACGTCACCGCCTCGACAAAGCTTCCGTCGGTGGTGTAGAAGCGGAACGCGATTTTGAGGAGGCTGTAACGCAGTTCTCCGCCGTTCGACGTTATCTTGTTTTCTCGTGCCTGCTCCAAAACCTGTGGAACAGTGAAAATCTTGTTTTTCGTCAGGATAGGCTTCAACGCGTTCATCACATCGTCGATGCCGCGGAACTTGAAGCCCTGCTTCTGATTGTACTTGTCCTTGGCGATTGCGGAAATGTCCGCCATCGCTGCGCTAATTGCGGCGTAAATCTGCCCGTTTTCCATGCTCGTTCCTCCTGTCAGCACTCGTACCATCTCTGATACTGTTCGTTGATGTACTTCTCCCAGCGCCAATCCTCTCCTGTTCGATTGGCTTCATCAACCCTTCGCACTGGCTTCCTGCACCCGCGCGGCACTTCGTCCGTCTGGCTGCATCCACAGTCGCAGCGCTCTCCGCTATCCAGATATGCCCCGCACAGGCAGCAGCGTCTTGTCATTTTGCTCACCCCTTCTGCACCGCGAAAATCGGGTCGCGCGGAACAATTTTGATACCGGGTACGACTTCGCCCGTAATTTCCTCAATCGCCTGTCCGTTGTTTTCTACAAACAACCCTTTCAGCGCCGTCCATTTCAGCTTCGGCACGTTCTCCACGCAGGACGGCGCATTCTCGGCACACCACGCGATAATCTGCGCATCGTCGCGCTCGTACTCCGGCGCTTGCGCCTTGCGGACCAGAACGCCGCTCGGCAGCTTGTACTTCTCGCTGGTCTTCGTCGCTTTGTGCGGAACAGTCTCGAAGTAGCTTTCCAGCATGGCGGTGAAGTAGGCAATCCGTTGCTGCGTAGTCTGCTCTACTCGGTCGCTTTGCTTTTTGTAGTACTCCTTCCACATCTTCGCGGCGTTTTCTGTTTCCATGATTTTACGCACCGCCCAGTCCGCCTTTTGGTCGTTGTCGATGATGAAACGCGCGCTTTCTTCCTGCTCGGTTTCCTCGATTTCTTCAATGTCGTCGGTGATAAACTGCTCCATATATGTTGACTTCCTTTCGATTTTGTGTTAGAATGGCAGTGGCTTAACCGCCACATTACCCTTTCTGTCTGCTCGTGTTCGCGCTTTGTACCCGCGGCACGGGCGCTTTTTTTATGCCCGTCTCCGGGCAATTGTGCCGTCAGGGTTCATCAGTCCGCGCGCCACAAGGTCATTGCGCTTCTTCCGCTGGCGGATGACCTCGTTCTCCTGCTCCTGCGTCGGGTAACGCTTGCGCCGCTCCATCTCCTGCTCAAAGTCGCTGACCGTTACGCGGATGGTTTCGTGCGCCTTTCCGCCGATGCAGATGTGCGGCATTTCGCGCATGAATTTCCGGGCGCTCTCCTTGCTGATGCAGAGAATTTCGGCGACGCGCTCGGTGTTGAGGTACTGCGTCATTTCGCGCCACCTCGCTTCTCTATTCTCGCAAGCGTGTCCGTCAGACAGGCGATTGCCTTTCGCAGAACCTCATCGTACTTATCTCGGTTAATCGGGTTATCAATGCGCCCGTCTTCCGACACGTCGCGCTCAATTGCGCTTTGCAATCCCATCACGTCCTCAATCGCGAACCGTCCTCGGAGAACGCTCCCCGCCGTCGTTGTCTCATCTACGCCGCGATAATGTCGGCGGTAGCTATCGCAGTTGGATAACATCCACTTGTGCCACAATCCCGGCGCTTTGTAGGCGATTTCCAGTCTATCAACGTCGTCTGGCGACGGGAACGCTTCGCCTCGCTCCCAGCGTCCAATCAGGGCTTCACAAACCCCGATTTCGCTTGCGATTTGCCACTGCCGGATACCTGCATTTTCTCGTGCTTTCCGCAGCTCATTCCCTCCAAATTCGGTCATTTATTTCACCCCCTTCTGTGTTATCATTTCAGTAGGCGCAAGGGTGAAAGCCGTCGCGATTACCTCCGCGATGAAATTGCCCTGTGCGTCAATTTCCCCCGCCTGATACCGCCCCGTCTCGGACAATGCGCGGCTATACGCCCGCTCGAACGTTAGCTTGGTGATGTCGTCCGGCGTGTTGATGCCCGCCATGTTACAAACAGCGTCGTAGACAATCCGCTTTGCGACGCTGTCTCCCAGATGGTTGCGAATCTGCTTGACGATTACCGCATCGACTGGACACCACCGCAGCCCCTCGCCTTCCTCTGGCTGCATCGTTACGCCGGTTGCTCGTTGGAAGTCAGTCATTTTGATTAGCCTCCCTCAGTTGCTTTGTTTTGGCAAGCAGCTTGTCCATCGCGCTCTCATACGCTCTGTAAACGGCATTCGCGTTGTGGTAGCGGTCTTTCCATTCGTCCCCGATGCTGCATCGTTGGAACATTTCCTTGTGCTTTTCTTTCCGCCCAACTCGCGTACTATACACGATTTCGTTCCAGACGCGGCTTGCAAAACTTTTGCTGTCGCATACCATGTCAAGATTGCGGATGATTTCGGTTGCATTGCGAATCAGCACTTCGTCGACCATGTTCGCTTCCCAGATTGCCGCCCGCGCCTCTGCGTTTGGAACGACCTTTTCAGGAATCACAAGCATTACCCTTCCCCCCCCTTAGACGGCAACCGCCGTCTTGTCCATCTCGTACTTAACCGCCAACAGCAGGGCTTCCATCACGGCTTCATATGCGCTGTATGCTTTGTTGATGTCGTCCCAGCCCCCCAACTTCGCGAACTCGTCGCGCGTCATGGCTTTCATCTTCCGCGCGCTCTGGCGGATGGCGAAAATCGTCTTGTTCGCGTCACAGCGCGATACGCAATCGCCAAGGCACTGGCTTTGGATGTCCTTGCCGTACTCGTCCAGAAGCCGGTTCGCGATTTGCACCTTGACAACTTCATTGCTCATCGTGATACCCCTCCATTTCATGCTCAACCGCCAACAGCAGGGCTTCCATCACGGCTTCATACGCACCGTATGCTTTGTTGATGTCGTCCCAGCCCCCCAGCCTCGCGAACTCGTCGCGCGTCATGGCTTTCAGCTTCCGCGCGCTCTGACGAATGGCGAAAATCGTCATGTTCGCGTCCCCGCGCGATACGCAACCGCGCTGGTTTGCAATTTGCAACTTGATAGAATCCTTTTCCATTGTGATACCCCTTTCTATCTTTGCGCTTTTTGCGCTATCAGTCGATAAGTGTCCACCAGTCCACGCCCAAAGTCGGCGCAATGCTTTTTGCAACTTTCGGCGTAACGTTGCGTTCACCATTCGCAATCCGCGAAAGCATTGATTCCGAAATCCCCGTGATTCGCGCAATGTCCGCCATCTTCAACCCCCTGCTTTCTGCAAGGTTTCTAATGTTTACCAACGTTTCTCCTTTCCTTGACTTGCCCAGCGGTCAAGTTTTCCGCTAAAAAATTTGATTTTTCTTCTTCTTTGGGGATAGACGTTTGATTTTGTCAATCCCATTGTGTTATGCTTTGTGTGCAGGATTCTGCCATCTCTGCGACTTGCGTCCCTCGCGCTCTACGCTGATGTAGGTTGCTACCTCGTTAATCAGCCATAGCGCGGCGATGAGTGCGATGCTCAAGCCCAAAAGGACGAATCCTGCCGGGTCTGCGTGTGGCATCTCCGTGTCACTCCTCTCTCCGTAATAGTTCCCTGTGGGAAGTGTGGAAAACGTCCTCCAGCGCTACCAACACTTTGTAGGACGGGTCACGCTTCCCAGTCTCAATCATGCACAGCATTGGTACATTCACACCGACACGCTGCGCAACGCTCTCGCGCGACCAACCGTTTGCTTCGCGCATCCGTTTCAGTTGCCTGTACATTGCTCTCCCTTCTTGCTTGAGGTAATTTCTTGACTTACCTCTGATAACATTATACATTCACTTTGCGTGAATGTCAAGGGGTAAACCATGTTTTCACGCGAAATTTTTGCTTCTCGACTGACTAATCTGTGCAAAGAAGCTGGCATTACAAACGCGGCGTTTGCTGATTCCTGCGGCATCACTCCAGGTGCGTTGTCGATGCTCCAAAAGGCAAATCGTTCGCCAAGTGTCGAACTCCTTTGCAAGATGGCGGACTTGCTCGGCGTGACGGTTGACTACCTTTCCGGCAGTGACGGTGCGCCGTCTCCCAAAGAGACAGACACGCTCTACTTGGAGATTTCCGCGCTTGCTCCGTCTGACCGGGAAGAAGTCATGCGGTACGCTCGCTATGTCCGGGCTAATCCGCGCAAGTGAGGTGATGCACCGTGCCGTTCCCGAAAATTCTGCTTGCGCTTCGGCTCTCGAACGGGCTGACCCAGCAGCAGCTTGCAGAACGCGCCAATGTCGCAGAGATAACAATCCAGAACTACGAATCTGGAAGAAGCAACCCCGTGCCGACGCGGCTTCTCGCAATCGCGGATGCTCTCGGTGTTTCGCTCGATACGCTCGTTGGACGTGATGAGAACGCGTTCTCGCCGCCTGACTTCGACCCACTGGTAGAACAGGTGAAGTCTCTTTCCGCGCTCCAGCGTGCGGATGTGATGAAGTACATCGAGTTCATCAAATCCCGCTCCTGATGCGCGTTTGCGCTGGACCCACACTCTACAAGGACAAAAACGGCTCTCTGAGCGCTTCCAGCCCGTCAGGTGAGGAAAATACCAGTCCCGACGGGCAAGCGCTCCTGCGGGTGTTTTTGTGCGAATTAGACGTTGCTTTCGCGCAAAGCCCTTTTTGCTTCCGCCTGTGTCGCCAAGACTACTTCTCGCTCCCCTCAATGGCGTGCTGGATGATGTGAATCATCTGCTGGTTGACGCTTCGGTTTTCGCGCTCTGCAAGGACTTGCAGCTTGCGATGAAGCCCCGCGCCCATCCGCAGTGTGACTTTCCCGCTGTCTGCCGTCATTGTGCCGTCACCTCTCTTTTATTATATAGTGCCGTCACCTTGCTGTCAAGGTGCTGCCCGAAATTTTTTTGAAGGTGGTGATTCCCTTGCCGTCCGACCTCCCGAAGTTTACGCTCCGCACTGACAAGCAGACGCTTGACAAGTTCCGCGTGGTTGCGCAAAAGAACCTGCGGACCGTCAACCGCGAATTGGAGATGCTAATGCGTCAGCACATCGCGGACTATGAGGACAAGCACGGCGAAATCGTCCTCCCTCAAAATCAGGAATGATTGCTATGCAGTCATATCCTATGCAGGAATGGAGGTGAGTATGCCTTGCTTGAGTCGGAATATCGTCTCTGCCGTGACTTTCAGCGCGGCAAACAGCTTTCGGCGGAACAGCTTGCGCGGTTGCGTTCATCTGGCTTCTTGGAGCCACAGCCGCCGCACCCATCCGACCTTGATGCACGTCCTCCGGATTATGTGCCGGAGCTGAACCGTCACGCGCTGGATGCAATGGAGCAGTACAAGTCAAGTTGCTTGCGCTTCCTGCTTCCCGTCGGCATCTCCGCCGTCAGCTTGATTCTCTCGCTGATAGCTCTCTTCAAGTAGCCGAATTTCCTTCAAGTAGTCCAGCACATCGCGCATATACTTGCTATATTGGTCGAAGTCCAGATGCATATAGCGCGGAGCAGCGAGGATTCGCCCGAACGCAAGGCACAACTCCTTGCCGTACCAGCTCAAAAGCGGATTGTGCTTGAAAACGCCGTCGCTCATGTACGTTTCCTCGCGAAGCGCGAAGTTCTCCTTTTCCAGCATCTCGACTTTTGCTTGCAAGCCCTCAATCCGCTGTTTCAACTGCCGCTTTCTCTGATACACGTTCACACCTCCAAGGTTACGAAAGGGGTATCATCACGATGAAGAAGTTTGTTTCCGTTCTGCTGGTTCTCTGCTGCCTGATGGCTTCCTGCGTCCCCGCGTTTGCCGAAAGACAGCCGGTGCAAGGCGGATTTACGGATACGCAGGTTGTCAAATTTTTATCCATCCTTGATGATAACATTTTTGACTCTGTATCCATATCATCCAACATGGACAACTTTGACGTTAAAATTATTGATGACGATTTTGTTACCTACAAAAACTGCTACCCGTCCGCTTTTCAAGGGCTTATTGATGGATATACTTCGCTTTTTGTCCAGTTTGCACGCTATATTTGGCTTAATTATAGCACCAATTCACAGCTGACGGTAAAGTTTGTTGACGTTACATATAAGCAAGAGTCGGCGTATTATACCTTTACCGCATTCAATGGTAAATTTTCGTGTAACACGCCTTATGTTGCAATCAGCAAAAACAACAACTATGTAAAAGCCGGAGCGAACCCTGCGATACTTCGCGAACTTATTGACACCTACGGGGTTTTTAAGAATGACTACATGATTTTTTACTCTGCTGATTCCGGATACTCTATCACTACTGATTCAATTTACCCCAGCATATTTACCGACTTGTTAAATAATGAAGATTCCGCCTCATTGAATCAATGCTTGGAATTCCAGAAGTACCTTTTATCAAAACTTGTGGACAGGCTACCTTGCGACAAAGAGAAGCTGAAAATCACTGTTTTATTTCAAGCCCCAGATAGTGATGGTTATATCGGCTATATCGGGTACGATTGCGGAAATATCTCCGGTCTCATCGCGCCATCCTCAACCAAATAACGCCCTGATGTCCACTCCCCCCAGCGCATCAGCAATACGAATCGCTGTCGTAACGTTGGGGGTTCGCTGTCCACCCTCGTAGCGCTGAAACGCAAGCGTCGAAATGCCAACCTCTTTTGCAACGGCTTCCTGCGTCTTTCCGCAGAGCTTCCGTGCTTCAACCATCCGAACGTTTCTCAACCTTCGCCCCCTCTTTCTACATAACCGTTCGGTAGTCTTATTATAGCACTACCAAACGGTTATGTCAAGCGCTTTTTTTGGAGGTGCTTCATGGATTTTTCCGGACGATTAAAGCATCTGCGTCATGAGCGCGGGTTGACGCAGAAACAAGTCTATTCTGCCGTTGGAATGTCAGCCTTGGGCTACCAGCGTTATGAGTACGGCGAACGCTCGCCGTCTTTTGATTGCCTGATAGCCCTCGCTGACTTCTACGGCGTGTCGCTCGACTATCTTGTCGGGCGCTCCGACGACCCCACGTTCACGCCGTCCGCCGGAACTATCCCTTGCTCCTCAAGCAAGGACTGAATCACCTTTCGCGCTTTCAGCGTCCACATGGCGAACAGCCGCACCGTGCCGTTCTCCGTTTTGACGGGCTTGTAAGTCACCATGTCGGCAAAGTCCCCAGCGACCATCCAAGAGCCATCGGAGCGCTGTATCTGGATGCCAGCGCGGAACAGCGCCTGATTAAACTCGCGTGTTGTCATGCCGTACTGCATCGCCAGCTTTGCCGTGCTAATGGGCTGCGTGTCCGTGATGTTAACGGTCGGCACGTCCGCTTTCTCGCCGTAAACCTCCGGGAACGTCTCTCGGACGGTGCATCCGAGGGCTTCGGCAATGAGCTTCATCGCGTCAACCGTTGGGCTTCCCTGTCCGTTGGCGTATCGGTAAATAGTCGTCTTCGAGATGCCCGCCTTTTCGGACAGCGCGGCGACGCTGATTCCTTGAACCCCGGCGACGTGGAGAAAGTGCCGCAGCTTCTCAGCCATCGACCTCACCCCCGAAAAGGGCTTCGACCGTCGTGCCAAGCGCACGGGCAAGGCGGATAGCGCCATAAATCACAGGATGCCTTTCGTCCCGCTCGTAGAGAGAGATTAGCCCCTGCTTACACCCGACGAGTTCCGCAAGCTGCACTTGCGTCATGCCTTGATTCTTGCGGAACTCACGCAAGCGGTTAGCCATCGTGCCACCTCCATATGTCAAAGCAAATTTATTTCACGTCTGTATTATATTTCTTTCAGTCCTATTTGTCAAGAGGGTAAAAGAAAAAAAGTGTGGTGTAAATATATGGTTTTGTCGGAACGTCTTGTAGAATTGCGCAAAAAAAAAGGCGTCAGCCAACGAGCTGCCGCAGAAGGTATTGGAATCCAGAACGCTCAATTGAGTGGGTATGAACGTGGTGCGAACGAACCGTCCGCCGCTATGCTTGCCCGCCTTGCCGAATACTACGGCGTGACCACCGACTACCTATGCGGACTGTCCGACAACCCGCAGGGAACGTCTGACCGCCCTATCCTCGACGCAACCTGCGAGGCGATTATCGCCAAGCTGATGGGTGCGCCGGATGACGTTGTGCGCGAGGCGATGGACTACGTTGAGTATCTCACCGCGAAGGCGGAACGTCGGATGCGGCAGGAGCGCAAGGAACATAGCTTAAAGCGCATGGCGGACAAGGGGGATGCTGAAAAGGGCGACCAACAAGAGTAACCAACAGGGAAAGCAAGGCGGAGAAGTGAGTGTGATTATATACCAGCAAACCCGTCTTGTCAAGTCCCTGTTTTTTTTAGTGAGAAAAGACGGTTGACCGTTGCTTTTTGTTGATGTCAAAAAAATGGTTTCTGCACCATTTCCGCGAAGCCACGAAAATGGTCTGCCCCGAAATTATCATCTGCGCGAAGCTACGAAGATGACTATGCTGCGGATGTCCGCAAAATGGTGCTCAAAAAAAGACCGCCGCAACCGCAAAAAAATCGCGTCAGCGCATTTTTCTTTTGTTGTTTTCTTTTTTTATTTTATTTCTTTTATTTCTTTTCTTTTTATACATAGCTCAGCTATTTATTATTTAGCTCAGCTATTTATTATTTAGCTCAGCTATTTATTATTTAGCTGATTCCATTTCAGAGATGGCGCAAAGCCTTGAAATTACTGCGTTTCAGGCGTTTTTGCAAATTAAAAATTGTCATCCAAGTTCGACCTTCCTTGACCTTCAAGGTGAAAAATGTTACAAAATTATTACGGCGCAAAACTGCAAAAATTAAATAGCTTAGCTATTCGCTTTTTTTATTTTTCTTCGCGTTTTCTAATTTTTTGTGTTTTGCAGCTCATTCTCTCTGCAAGAATTTTCCTTTCCATCCACGCGAAAAATTCCGCTTGCAAGTCCTTCGGCAGTTCCTTCACCTTCTCGACGAGCGTTTTAACAACAAACTTTTTATCAAAAACAGGCATATTTTCTTCTCCAGTCGCGTATTTTCTACCGTCCACCGCAATACCATATGCTGACGCACAGCGGGATATGACTAAAAATTTTCCGTGCGTTTGCAAAATGTTTTCAATTTGTTCACAATTTACGATGGCACTTTGCTGCGTTTTGCGGCACAATGAGAGAAAAGGAGTGATACACTTGCCACGCCAGACACTAAAAAAGCGCCCAGACGGGCGTTACGTTTGCAAATATAAAGGATTTTCGTTCTACGGGCGAACGCAGTCCGAAGCCCTTGCAGCCCGCGAAGAGTACAAGAAACAGGAAAAATACGGCAGGAAACCACGGGAGAAGTACACGTTCGCGGAGTACGCGGCGGAGTGGCTACCGACGTACAAGAGCGAGGTGACCATAAATGTATACGATGCATATGTCTCACGCCTTAACCAGATAGCCTCAATCCTGCCAAAGACGGAGATGAGGCTAATTACGCCGTCGGATATAAAGCGGCTATACAACGCATTCTCCGACCGTGGGGATGCGACGCGAAAGAAAGTATCCTATACGACAAAAGCAGTTTTTCGAGCCGCGTTAGGAGATGGAATTGTAGCAAAGAACCCATGTGATAGCATCACACCAGCGAAAGGGAAAGTTGGGACGCACCGCAACCTTAAGGATTGGGAAATCAGGCTCATCGAAGATACATACCAAGAAACGCCAATGGGTTTGTTTACAATGGTGATGCTATATGCAGGGTTGCGACGTGGTGAGGCTCTTGCTCTCAACATTGATAGGGATGTTGACTTTGCCGCTGGAATAATCCATGTCAGGCATTCGTTACGATTTGAGCATTCCGATTGCTTAATAGTCCAGCCAAAAACAAAGGCTGGTATACGTGACGTTCCGCTATTTCCGCCATTGAGAGAAGCGTTAACAGGCAGGCATGGCAATGTGCTTGCTTTTCAGGATGTCCCCAAAATATCCAAAGGCATTTTAAATGCGAGATGGAAACAATACTTACGTTTTTTGTCATTGGTTGCACAAAAAAAAGTCTCAATTAGGCAGCACGATTGCCGCCACACCTTTGCCACAATGCTATATGATGCAGACGTTGACGCAAAAACAGCCGTCAAGTGGATGGGGCACGCAAGCGAGTCGATGATAATGCAAATCTATGCACACCTTACGGAGAAGAAGGAAGAAAGTTCCATTAAAAGGGTAGAAACCGCGCTTGCTAAGCGCACAAGTAGTCAAAACGGTAGTCAGCACATCGAGCAAGCGACTTGAAACCTTGCATTTTCAAGGTGTTCACGATTTTGTGGATTTCCCGCTGGAGGAAGTTGCCGTT